TTTATTATCTGCCCTCCATCGCTTTTCGTCCTCATGGGCCGCCCGGGGTGCGTTCCATTCAATGCGCTTCTTTATATTCAGGTCGGCACGTGCCGAAAGAGTCTTTTCAATCGCCCATCCGAATTCCGATCCCAGCCCACCCGTTCCACCCCAAATGCTTTCAATCCGGTCCGGTGGCGCGTTTAAGTCTGGGGCAGGATAGCCATCTTGTGTGTCCGGAGTCAGTTCCAGCAGATTCCCTGCATCCGTCACCAACCGCCACACCTTACCGTGGTTCGTATTTATGTGTTGAAACGCCATGACAGCCACGAATCGGCGGTCATGCTCCATTATTCCTTTAACGGTCACAGCAGGGCGTGGGTTGAGGCTTCCATGATGCATTTTCATACCTCTTCCCCCTCTTCCTCTTCCATCTGAATGGTGAGCAGGCGCGTTTCCGCATTCATCAGGGCGCGGATTTCTCCCACAAGTTCGCGCAGGCTGTTGTCGGGTTTGTCTTCTACGGCCAACTCCTCCATGCACTCTTCCCGGTCGTGGCGCAGCACGGTGACGATGGCCTGCATGATGGGGTGCTCGCGGTTGCGGCGCAGAATCTTGGCCGCCTCGCGGTAATTCAAGCCTTTGTTCCATTTGGTGAGGTAGCGCAGGGCTTTGGCCTGCTCTTCCTGCAGCTTCGCCTGCATCTCTGCGGCGGCGGCTTCCATATCCGGCGGGGTGTCAGTCGCCGGGGTGTCGTTTTCGGGGGTCATGCTTTTTCTCCTGGTTATTTATTCATCTTTCACAAATATGTACAGGTGTCAAACACCTGCTGCTGTTACTTTTCTTCCTAAAGTTCTGCCGGTCTGGGCATTCTCTGCTTGTCCGGCCTGATTTTGTAGGTGCTGGACACGGGCCTCCAACATTTCCCTTTTAAGTGGGGTTAGGCTTAAAACATATTCAGGGCTGGAAGTTATTTTCTCTTCTATGACGCTGGCGCGGTATCCAAAGTTTTGACCATCCTCCTTCATATCTGGTTCTAATCCGGAGGCGATCATCGCCATATTATTCATCTCATCTTTGCGTTCGGCTTCGTTTGCGATTTGCACAGGACGCAATACTTTCTCGGCCACATTCCCAGGTAGGAGGCGGGTAAGGTAGTCGGTCATTTCAGCGCGGTCGATGGTTTGATCGGTGTCGATGGCCAGGAGGATGTCCCGGGCCAGTTCGCCAATGACTTTGATATACTCAATATCCATGGTGCGGGAATCGAAATTGATCTGGATGTCCTCCAGCAAATACAGATTATCCCGCATGGCTTCGATATTTAAATCCTGGCCAGCTCCACATACCCGGCGGATGTCGTCGGGGTTCATGTATTTGAGACTCAGCTGCACTACTTGCCGCACCACATCGCGCATGGCATCTAAAAAGTTGTCCACCAGATCCTGGGTAAGCAGTTGCTGCACCAGCGCGGGGATCTCCACCACCGGCAATCCAAAATACATGGAGACACTTTCCATAATCTGTTTCTGCGCCTCAATCGTGGTACGCGGCATGTCCGGTACCTTGATCGGCTCCAGCATTTCCTGACGCCGTTTGCGGATGCGCCCCAGCGACCGCCACGACATATCCCGCTCTGTCCGCATATCGGTGACATACGGCGGCAATGAAAACAGTTGAGCGTGATTGCTGGTAAGATCCCGGAAGGTCTTGAGATAGTTCTGATCTGTCACCAGCAGTTCGCTCACTCCCCGGCTGTCGAGCAGGTTTTTGCTTATCACCTCGCGCACAAACCAGGCAAAAGGGAAATCGCCATGCGGATAATCCAGCAAAGTCATCTTGGCCGCCGGAGCTTCGCAGTGAGCGGAGAAGGGCAGCACATAAATCCCGGTCACGCCGTCATCATTGGTGGCCCGGAGATAGGCATAAAACACTTCGTAGAGATCTTTGTACACCGGTGCCCGGTTGCGGTACATCTGCTGGGCGCTTTGGGTCACCTCCTGCACCTCGGGAATCGCCGTCTTGCCTTTCTTGAGTTTCAGCTGTTCCACAAATTCTTTTGTCCACTCGCCAGAGGCGGCTTTGGCCTCGATGTCGGCCAGGGTAAACCATTCGCGGCGGTACACATAGCGGCAGTCAGAAGGGGATCGGGTAGTGGCCGGGATAAATACCTCATCCCACACCCGCAGGGCTTTGATCTCCGCATGGTTCCGGTGAACATAGCTTTCCGGAAAATCCGCTTTGCCCTCTTCCCGCAATTCTTTGAGCTTGCTCTTGATGGTGCCCGGTTTGAGCGCGGGGAAGCGGGTGGCAATCCGGGTAAGCAACTCCTCTTCAAATTCGGGATCCAGCAGCAGGGCCTCCAGATCCAGCAGCGTCTGCTCATTCAGTTCGCCTCCGCCTTCGATCACCTCCTGCAAAATATCCATGGCGCCATAGCTGGCCATGCGCACCCGCTCTTCCTTTTTCCAACCCACGTGCATCAGCGACAGGGCCGGGGAATCCCCCAAACCGTAATTGGCAAAGCGTTCCACCTCCAGCCGGTAATCATGGCCAATGCGGGAATTCAAAACCCACTGGGTAAAGGTGGTAATATGCCCGGCCAGGGAGTTATCCCCCACCTCCACCCCGGAAATCCGCAATGACCCCATTTTACAGGAGGCTTTACACATGGCCACCTGCAATCTCAAAATCATATCCGCCAGACGGTACCGGCTATCCATCGCGCCCTCAAACGGAAACGCCTTTTGATTCGCCGTATCGTATTTGCGACCATCCGCATACTGATTTGGCCAGACACAAAAACGGGTACGCTCGCCAAAGGCTCTGCGTACCCAAACATCCCGACTGTTCTGCAGGTTTACGGTTTCAATCCCCGCCTTCACCTGCTTAAACATTTCATCAGACACCGCTACAGGCTGACCCTGACCTTTCTGCCGTTCAATGTTGGTATCCGTGTCCATAGTTCAATCCTGTAGAGGTGTGGAACACCTTTTGTCAAGGGTTCTGATTAAGTTTTTTTAGAGTTAAGCCGCAATTCATAGCCCTGCCACATGCCGGTGGGCAAGCGCAGCAGGCGGTACACCGCCCCGGCAGTTTCCCAAAACAGCACCCGTTCATCCTTGTATCCACTGGGGTAGCTCAGTTCAAACAGTTCACCGGCCAGGGGGCCGTCGATCATGCGCACATGAAAGCCGTTGCATTCATCGACCGCGTGCAGCACATCCTCCGCCGCCACCATCAGCGCCGCCGCATAATCCTCCGGCGCAATATCAAACTCGCAGGTAAAGCGGTAGATCAGTTTATCCAGCTCTGCACCAAATGCCGCCACCTGCCGTTCCGGGGTGGTGGGATTGATACGCTGGGGTTTTATGAAATTTTGTTCAGCCATTTCTCAATATCCGTTCGATACAAAAGACTGGCCTTATGGCCACTCTCCGCCTTATAGCATATCAATTCTTTTTTGTCCAATGCCCCCCGAATCCGCTTCTGGGTGATTTTATATTCCCCCGCCGCCTGCCGGATCGTGATCAGGATACTCTTCGGTTTATTTTCTTCGCTCATTTCCGCTCCTTGTTTTCAGTTAATTGAAGTCAGCAGGCAGTTTCCTGCGGGTGGCCGCTTGCGCGGTTGTACCATTACCACTGACAAGTTGTTGATTATTTATTTATTCACTGTCCTTTGCCAAGACGCGGCACCATCCGTAGAAGTCGGCCATATCCTCTTCGGCCAGCGTGAACCCAGTCAGTCCACCCACACGGCCCCATCTTTCGTAGTCCGGTCCGAACTCGTGCAGACCAAAGGAATCTTTTCCTCGATATTCAAAAGTGTCTCCTACTTTCACACCTTTAATTTCATCATAGTCACAATCCATGATAGTTGCAATTTTACATCCCTTTTCAAGTTTCGCTTTTCCATTCATTTCTCATTCTCCATTTAGTTTGTTTTCATTTCTCCGAACATCGGAAACGTTCCGACATTCACTTTCCGACTCTCGGAAATTGTTCATCAATGGCATCCCCCACCCACAGTCTTGTAAAAGTCATCGCCGCCGGTGTCGTGGAGATCCTGGGCGAAGAAGTAGCGGATCAAGTCAATAAAATCTTTGCAGGCTCCTTTCTGTCCGTCATCCCCAGTCCACACGGAGA